GCTCTACGAGGGCTGGACTAGGGGTTCCCCCACTTGGAGCGACGCTGAAATTACGCGCCGATCTATTGCTGGAGGGCCTTTAGTTGTGCTAGGAAGTAAACTTTCCACAGTTCCGAAGAACCGGGACGTCTCTCGTACCATATGCACTGAGCCTTTGCTGAACATGATGTTCCAGAAGGGTATCGGCTCTATTATCGAACAGGCATTAACAACGCGGTTCGGGATTCGCTATAAAGGTGGGCCCGAGTCGGTTGAGCGCAAAACGCTTGACTACTCTTCCGTGGTAAAATACGGAGAAGTGCTCCAACCTGATAGAAATAGAGAGCTTGCTCGTAGGGGCAGTCTAGATGGCAGTTATGCCACAATTGATTTGTCTTCTGCGTCCGACTCTGTGAGCATTCAGCTTGCCGACTTGCTTCTTCCAAAGGAAGTTGTTGGTTGGTTGAAGGCTACGCGTTCTACGCACACGGAGCTACCTAACAATTCGTTGGTAGAGCTTCATATGCTGTCGTCGATGGGTAATGGTTACACTTTTCCATTACAAACAGCCATCTTCGCTAGTTTAGTACGCGCTGTGTACACCGTGAAAAGTATTCCGATTCGCAAGCCTAATGGCCCGAGTCTTGGAAATTACGGTGTTTTCGGGGATGATATCATTTGCGTTTCTGAGGCTACCAATCTCGTATTGGAAACTTTGGAGGCGTTAGGTTTCGTACCCAACAGTGATAAAACATACACGGATGTGTATGGACGTTTTAGGGAAAGTTGCGGCGGTGATTACCAGGATGGTGTCAACGTACGCGGCGTATACTGTAAGTCGTTAAAACGCTTGCAGGACAAGTTCACATTGATCAACCTGATCAACGACTGGTCTGTGAAGACCGGTATTGCCTGTGCAAGAACTGTGGCTATCCTCCTTCGGGTGGTTGGTCGCAAGGCGTGTTTTGTCCCCATGTGGGAAAATCACGATTCTGGCATAAGGGCTCCTCTTTCTTTCGCGCTGGAAAACGGCGTGCGGAGAGTGCTCAATCGCGATACGAACGCACAAGGGTTTCTGTACTCTTGTTATAAAGTTCGTGCCGTCGAGTTGACGTGGGTTTGGGGGTTCACGTTCCTGGATATGGAATTCCAGGATATCGGATCAAACCCTGCAGCAGCAATGTTGTGCGGTTTGAGAGGAAACTTGCGGAACGGTAAGATGTCACTCAGATCGAGAGACAATCCTTACAAATACCGGTCGGTTGTCGTCCCCGGGTGGGAAACGACTGACCTGGCGCTCGGCGCAAGTCGAGAGG